CGCCGGTTAGGGTGGGACGGGTCGACGGAGGCGCGCCCGGCTATCACGGTGCACGGCTTCCGCGCCTTGTTCGCAACGTCCGCCACGGAGCGGTTCGTAATTACGCGCCGCGACGAACACGCCTTAGAGTTCCAGCAGGATCACAAGTTAACGGGCGGTGTGCGCGCTAACTACACGCGCGATAAGGACGGCTCGCACCGCCGTTTGTTGATCGCGGAACGCGTCGGAATCCTCCAATGGTGGGCGGACGAAATCGAAACCGCGTTAGCGTGTAAGGGCGGACCGCTGCCGCCGTCGCGCGTTGACCGCGCTTCCGCGTTCGTTTCGGCGGGCAACGGCAAGCCGTCGCGGGATACTCACTACTCCGTTTAGATCAGTCACGAATGCGCGCGCGTCATACATGACGGCGTAAACATGAGGGGGCGCAAGCCCCCTCTTTTTTTTGCTGAGCCGTGGCGATATAAACAGCGCCCGCGTGATCCTTACCGCGCTTGCCTGATCCTTACTGCAACGGGGAACGCCATGAAACAAGCCGCGCCGAAATCGCATACGCCTAACAAGGTTCGAACCCACGTGCACGTGCGCGCATTCCCGCCGGACCTGCCGGAGTCCGCATGGCTTAACGTCGACGACGTTTTACGCTACGTCCCCGTGTCGCGCGCCGGATGGTTTCGCGGCGTGCGCTCCGGCTCGTTCCCGCCCCCGCATAAAGTCGGGCACCTGTCGTTTTGGAAAGCCCGGGATATCCGCGTGCTTTTGGATCTGGGGCCCAGGCGCACCCGTCGCGGAAAGGCGCGCAGCGGGCCGCAGAATGCGTCTAGCGACGCGGCTTAACGCCCGCTGAATACAGGCCCCGCGCGTGATCCGCGTCGCAGGTTTGGCACGCGCGGGGCGCGCCCGATGCTGGCAGCGGGGCGCGCTGATAGTGTCGGGGCCTTGTTCCTTTTTTGGAGTTCCCCGCAATGCAAGTCACCCGCACGGATCGGCACGTCCTGGGCTTTATTTCCGCGTTCGTTATCGTCGGCGCCGCCCTGATCTATTGGCACGCGCATCCCGCGCAAGCGGCAGGGGTTCCGGTCCCCGCGTCGGACCTGCCGGACTTCGAACTATGCGCCGCATGGCACGTCGACGGATCGCCCGAACTAACTAAAGAGTTAGAGGCGCGCCGCATTCTGACGCCCGCCGAACGGCAAGCGGCGGACGCCGGGCGCATTTTCGTAGGCATGTCCGAAACCGCCGTGGCTTGCGCGTTCGGATACCCGGACGATATGCAGGACTTGCAAACGGCGGACGGGCTCACGTCATACGATACTTACCAACTACCCGGCGAGCGCCACCCGATGGTCGTAACGTTCTATAACGGGACCGTCCGATCCTTCCGCTACTAACCACCCGCCGTTCGTTCTATCATCCGGCCCGCGCCCCTCAAGGCGCGGGCTTTTTTTTTGACAGCGGGGCCGCATGTCGACCGTTAGCGCAATGAAACAGGAACACGAAACCGGGCGCGCCGTCGCCTGGGCAGCCCGAATCAACGCGAGCGCGGCGGAAGCCCTCGCGGCGCGCGCGTGCGTGCGGCAGCTTGAGGGGCAAGTGGTCGCGGCGCGACTACGCGCGGACCGGCTCGCGGAACGTCTCGCGCGAATCGAAAACTATGCACGGCGCGCGCTGCCGCGCACGCGCGACGAATCGGCGCGCATCGCCCTGGGCGACATTGCGATAACCGCAGGCGAGCGCGACGCGCCCGCCGCCGTGCGCTAGGGCGGCGTCTCCGGGGCGTTCGCCGGGGGCCCTATATCCCGGCAGCTAGCGAACACGCATAGGACCAGGGTGACGGGGCGCGGACACGTGCGCACCTTGTCCCCGGTCGACGGCGCGACGTGCGCGCACCCGGCGAGTAACACCGCGAGCGCGCACGCGACGCGGATCACGACGGCGTGTGGACCGGCGGCGGCGACGGCGCGGGCGCGGGCGCGGGCGACGGCGTGTGCACCGGGGCCGGTGACGGTGCGGGCGCGGGCGACGGCGACGGCGACGGCGTATGGACCGGCGGCGACGGGGCGGGCGGCGACGGCGCAACGTTCGCCGTTACTTGTCCGTTCGCAATTGCCTGCAGGAACATGGTGGCAACGTCGAACGCTTCGCGCTCCGCTTGCGTATGCGGGCAACGCGGCAGGAATTGCAGCGCGAACGCTGCCGCCTGCATCGGGTTTACCTGCACCGTTTGCGGCGCCGCGTGCGCCGCGCCGTTAAGACCGTTTCCGTTATGCATAAGTGTAACCTCTAGTTAGTTGACCGGTAAGAACTGCAACGCCTGGACAATCGCGATAAGGACGACGCCAACCCATAGAGGCGCCTTGCCCATCGCCGCCGCGATAGATACGAACAGCGCGGCGAGGACGAGAATTAAAGACACGGTAAGCATAAACACTCCTTGCGTGTAGTTAGGTATAGGCAAAATTAATGCGCCCGGTTCCACCGTTAAACGCGTTCGCGCCGTCGTTTCCGGCACCGCCGCCCCCGGGCGTTATACCGGGTCCGCCGTTACCGCCCGCGCCGCCGTTCGCACCCCCGCCGCCTAGATGGTCGCCGCCCGTGCCGCCGGTCGCGCTAGACGTGCCGCCGGTTCCGGTGCCGCCCGTGCCGCCTGCCGTGCCGATACCGCCCGCGCCACCGGTTGCCGTCAGTGACACCGACGGCGCGCCGCTCGTTACAGTCGAAGTGCCCCCGGCCGTGCCAGAGCCGTTAGTAGATAGGCGCCCCTGGCCCGCCGTGCCGACGGTGTAAGTAAAGCTTTGACCTCCGCTAACCGCCACCGTAATGCGCGAATAGCCGCCGCCGCCGCCGCCCCACCCGTTAACGCTTGCCGTGCGTGCGCCGCCGCCGCCGCCGCCCCATAGAGTGATAACGCATTGTGTCGCGCCTGCCGGAACGGGTTCCGTGGCACCGGTGCCCGTCGTGTAGCTGTGCGTTACCGGCGTAAAGACTGACGCCGCGATATCCATAAAGATGCTAGCTAGGTCCGTCCCGCTCACCTTAAAGCCGGTATCAGCCACCGCCGTCGTGCTGCCGCGCGGTTCGAAGCGTTGCGCGAGGTCGACGCCGCCGTTAGACAGGTAACCGGTATTAGCGCCCGCCGCGCTGGTGCGCGCCTTAAATATCGCGTCAAGGTCGCCGCGCCCGCTCACTACGTAACCGGTCGCCATGACTTTAAGCCGCCGCCCGTTCGGCCTGCCACGCCGCAAGCATTAGAATAGCTAGACGGTCATAGGCTACCGTTTTGCCGTCCGACAATTGCGGGCAGACCTCGTGGACTTCCTCCGCGACCAGCCCTAGCTGTTCCTTATCGTCGCCCGATAACAGGCGGTAGAGGATCGGACGCAGGCGCGCGAGGATATCGACCGCGTAGTGCGGCGCGCCGGTCTCGCGCTTGATTGCACGCGATGACGTGGTTGTAAACGACGGTGCGGAATGCGCCACCATCGACGTAATCAACGTCGTCTGAAGATTTAGCACGCCGGTCGCGCCACATACAAAACGCATTTCGTCTGCGCCCGGACGATAAATTCCCGTGTCGGGGTCGCTGTTAAACGAGTAGATAGGGTCAGCGACCGTCCCATTCGGGACCACCTGAATAGGCCCAAACGGTTGAATAACCGCCACGCCTCCCGCGTAGGCAAAGCCGCAAACATTGGCGCCGCCCGCTGCGATACGTAGATTGTCCGCGCCCGCGCGCCATAGGCCGCTATCGTTGTCGTTGTAAAACGAGATGCCAGGGAACGTCGCGGAACCGTCCGGCCCGACTAACATTTGCAGCGCGTTGACACCCGCGCGACTGAAAGTTAGAGCGTTGACACCGGCAGCCCCGGCGTCCGTGCGCGTCTGTAAAGCCCACACGCCACCGCTGCAGCGTATCCACCACACCTTCTCGTCGGTCGCGGCGTCGGTGTCGCGCGTTTCTATGTATACGTCCGTGTTAGCTAGTCCTATGTGATCGCCGTTAACCTGCACCGCATTTGAAAACGTGTGGTTGCCGGTCCACGTCGGTGAAATTGCTTGCGACAGTGCGGGCGCCGCGTCGGAGCGCATCGCGGTTGAAGCGGAGCCGTTGACGGTAGTTAGGCCGATGGTTGCGGTGGGGTTCGCCACCGATACGCTGCCGGATGACGACAAGATAAAGACGCAGTTAAGGTCTGCGTTGTTAGCGAACATGAGCCCGCGAGAATTTATCAGCGTAACGGGCACGGTCCAGTAACCCGTTTGGTTAGTCGCCGCGCCCGTGACCTCATACACCGCCGCGCGACTCGCATCGGCGCGCGCCTGGATATAAATGCGGTTTCCCGGCGCGAGTAGCGAAAGGATCGTGTTAGCGTCGAAGTTCGTAAAGGCTAACGAATTAAAGACGGCAATTGTAACGGCCGCATACGCCGCGCTATTCAGCGACATTTTCTGGCTACCCGGGTTCGCGGTGCCGACAGCGGTGGAAAAGTTATAGCCTAGTTCGATTGCGCCGCCGCTCGCGGTCCGCCACACGCCCGGCAGTCCCGCGCCTTGCGAGGATAGAACCTGCCCGCTAATCCCCTCCGCGCCGTTCGCGAGTAGTAAGCCCGCTAGATTGACGCTGCCGTTAAAGACGTGCGCGCCGCTCCACGTCGGCGCGATTGCCTGCGATAGCGCGGGCGCGGCGTCGGAGCGCATCCCCGTTGCGGCGGAGCCGTTAACGGCAGTTAGGCCGATGGTTGCGGTGGGGTCGCCTAGCGTTCCGGCCGGACCCGCCGGACCCGGCACGCCTTGAATGCCTTGCGGTCCGGTTGCGCCCTGCGGGATCACAAGGGAAAGTGTCTGGTTAGGCGGGACGCCCGTTATCGTCGCGTCCGCCATCGAGCCCGGCGCGCCGGTCGTTACGGTGCCGATAGTGAGGGAGTTCGCCGGACCGGTCGCGCCCGTCGCGCCCGTGTCGCCGCGCGGAATCGACATGTTAAGAGTCTGGTTAGGCGCCGTTCCCGTTATCGAAATCGCGGCGTTACTACCCGGCGCGCCCGTCGTGACGGTGCCCACCTCTAGTGTGTTCGGCGGACCTGCGGGGCCGGTCGCGCCTGCCGGGCCTTGCGCGCCCGTGTCGCCCGGGTCGCCTTTCGGGATCGTGAGGGATAGGACCTGATTCGGCGGCGTGCCGGTTATTACAGCGCTCGCGCCGCTGCCCGCCGGGCCTGTCGTTACGCTTCCGATAGTTAGGCTATTCGGCGGCCCCTGCGGGCCTGCCGGAAGTCCAAAGGATATGGTGGGCGGGTCGACGGTGTTATCTATGTCGACGGTCGCGCTAGCGCCCGCCGGTAGCGTCGTCGTTGTGCCGACTATGTAATCGTTTGCCGCGACAACCGGCGCCATGAGATTCGGAAGCGCGGACCAGGGGCGCACGCCGTCCCCGACTTTCATAAACGGCGCGCTAGCGCCCGGGTCGCTGACGCCGAACTCGCCCAACTTTAGGACCGGGTTAATCCCGCTCCACTCCGTTCCGGGCTTCGCGAGTGTTAGGAACCGGCCGTTATACGTTGCCATGTGTTAGCCCTCCCATTCGATCAATAGCCCGCTTGCTAACATGTCCTCGATCCGCGTGCGTATCTGCGCGTCGGTTCCTTCCCCGCGCGCCACCGCAATTTGTACGCATCGACCGATAGTTAGTGGCTGGTGCGCAATCGCACAGATTCGCCCGGCGGGGTCGCAACAAGCGTTCGCCCCTGGTGCCCGTTTAATTTTTGCGTTGTCGTCATTCATGGCCGGAGGTCTCCGAGAGTAGGACGGGCGGCGTCCCGGGCAGCACGGGCCGCGCCGGAACGGTTGCGGTGTCGTCCGTGTAAACGTCCGCGCTGTAGTTAGCGCCGGTCAATTCTACGTAAGGGCCGCTTACGGAAACCCCGGTCAATAGCCAGGGGCGCACGATTGCGGCGGCGTCGTCAAAGAATGCGTACAGCGTGCCGGTCGACGTGTCGCGCGGTTTGATCGTTACGGTGGGCGTGCGCGATAGCTGCACCTTATGCGGCGAGCCCGCGACCGCGATCACGGGCACGCTGTCGGTTACCTGCCCTAACACGTCGCGCAGTAGAATCGAATAGGTGTGGCCCGCTTCGAATAGCACGTCCCTATCTAGTGTCAGCACGGCGCCGGATACGTAGAGGACTTCCCCCGCGCTTGCCGCGAGGTTAGCCACGTCGTCCGTGATATTCACAACGTCGCCGGGGCGGCATATGCGCCCGTCCTCCGTGACGCGCACCGCGATTTGTTCGCGGCGGTAGCGAATGCGGTTCCACTCGTAAGCGGCGCGGCGCCATGCCTGCGGCCAATTCGCGCAAAAGGCGGACACGCGCGCCGGGTTGAACTGCAGCGACGCGGGCACGGGCGGGTGGGTGTACTCGCGCACCTTGTAACCTGCCGCCGCGTCTAACCAGGACACGGTTACCGAATCGTTTTCCCCGTCGTTCGTCATGCGGACGGCGACGCTTTCGGCGTCGGGGTTTTTCGCGCGCCCGTTGAATAGCGCGATACGTAGCGCGGTAGCCTGATCCCGCGTAACAAATATCTTTTTGCCGACGCGATACACGACGGCGCGCACCACGTCCGCAATGCTTATTAGTTCGGTGTCTATGTCCTGCACTTGATCTATGGTCATGGAAATAGCCCCTTGCGCGCCGGAGTATCCGCCCGGGTCCGGCGCCGCGTCTAACGCAGCTTGTAACGCGTAGATTCCGGCGAGGTCGATTTGCGCATCCGACTTGTTAGCCCCGTCGACCGCCTTACACCGGGCCACGAAATTGTCGGCCCACCGGTTCGTTGCGGCGGGCGCGGTCCATGCGCTACCGGTCCACGTCGGTAGTTTGCGGGTAGCGATGCAATTAAAGCTCGTGTTGCCCATCGACACCGCGTTACGCGTGTTCGCCATTGATAGATAGGCTATCGTCACGTCCGGGTAAGCCACGGGGTCTAACAATCGCATCGCCTGCAGCCGTGCCCACCGCGTGTCTTGCGTGTAGGTCAACTCCGCACTGTTAGAAAAGAACGGCGTTACGCGGGTCAATCGCACTTGCACCCAGGCGGAACCCGTCGTGGGGGCGGGCAAGCCTGCGGCGATAAGTGCGGCGCGCGAAACCCTTTCCGTAAAGCGTAGAGGCGAGGTGCTGAAATTCATATACCCCGGAAAAGTTATTTCGGCTTGCGGGTCGTCCGCGTCGGCGCGCTTGAATTCCGCCTTGACCACAATAGTTAGTTTGTCGGTGCCGGTTGGCGAATACACGATCAACCCTTGCGGAAACCCTACGTCAATCCAGATTTCGTCGGGGTCCTCCATTGGCGCGGTGTACCAGCTCGTCGGCTCAAGCGGCGGGGCAACGTGCGGAGCAACCGGCCCGGCGCGAAGTGCAGTCGGGAACGCCCACTTGGCTATATAGCCCATTTCCGTGTACGCGTTCGGCACCGTCACGACGACGCCGTTAACGTCCGTCACGCGCAATAGATAGGTAGGCCACGGCGCGCCGCCTATCGTTACGTTATTCAGTAACGATTGCGTGACGGTGCCGCGCACTACGATTGTGCCGTCCTCGTCGGTAAGCAGGATCACGCTACCCACCGGAAAGTCGGTTAGGTTTATGCGTATGTCTTGCGCCGTCGGCGTCGGCGTCGGCGTGCCGCTAATAAAGGTCGTGTTGCCGTCAAACCAGATTTGTTGTTCGTATTGTGCAAGCACCTGTTCCCACTGGTAGATAGTCGGGTTCGATCCGGTCTCGTCGACGACGGGGCCATCCAGGTAATAGACAAAGGGCGCGGTATCGGTAGGCAGGGGCGCGTCCATGACCCACCGGAACCCGTCGTTAAAGGAGGTCGACGCTATCGTTATCGGCTTGTCCGCCTCCCAGGGTTGATAGGTTGGCACCGTTAGCGTTTTCGCGGCGGCGTTGAATACCGCACCGATAACCGGCGCGGGTGCGTCGCCCTCCGGGTTTAATGAAATGCCGTTGACCTCCGGCGACTCGCGCAACGCTTCTAACGCGGGCAACACCTCGCCTGGGTGGAATATGTGCGCCGTCGCGTTACCGATCTGATTTATAGGCGTCTCGCCTAACTTTACGAGTTCCGGCGGGATTTCGTGATCGCCCATGCCCACCACGAAATATTGCTTAAGGTTTTGCGTGCGCTGGTGGTATTGCTCAATCGGCGCGCATAGCAGGTCCGGATATGAGCGTACGGTCCCTAACAACTCCGGAACCCGTCCGCCTAAGCGGACTTGGTTTGACTGTCCGGCCAGTTGGTTGTTGCCGCTCTCCTGCGTCTCCTGGGTGCGCTGGTGCGGCGGAATCCGGCGCGGCTGTAACAGGGTCGCAATGTAGGAAAGCGCCAGGGAAATCGCGAGATTGATAACGAACCCTAGCGGGTCCGCCGCCGCGCCGCGCGCGAGGATATACGTAGAGAACGGCCTAACCACCTCTAGCGGCAGGTCTAGGGCCGCAACCTCGTTATCCGCGTGCACCGCGTCCCGGTACACGCGCCAGGGTCCGTCGATTCCGCGCGGCCAATGCCGCCGCAGGTTCGACGCTAGCGATTCGCCGCAGTAGAGGTCTACGCGTTCGCGTTCGCCGCGCAGCGGATCGTTAATAACGATTAGCTGCGACATTCGTAGAACTCTACCCGCTTGTACAGATACCACGCGCGCTCTAACGGCGTGAATACAACGCCGACGGACTCTAGGGCGTGAAGGATTCCGCCGTCGACGAACACGCCGCAATGGTGCAGGCGCCCGAACTTCGAACGGCCTAGCGCGACCGCGCAGCCGTCGACGGGTTCGACCTCGCGCCAGGGGGTTGGCATATGTTCGCGCCCGCCTAACGCCCGGTAGATTGCGAGAGCCGCCACCTGCGTCACCGGCATATCGTCGGCGGGTATGCCCGCCACCGGTGTCGGGCGGTAGTAATGAACGCGGCGCACGTGCTCTAACAACGTGAAACAGTCGAAGCCCTCCGCCGCATTCGTTCCGCCGCGCTTGTACGGCGCGCCGACGAGACCTAAAGCCGGTGACGGGTTGACGATCATAGGTAAGCCAGGGGCGGGAAGCGGTCCAACGTGTAGCGCGTGCCCGCGCCGATATTCGGCAGGACTTCCGCGCTCGCCTCAATTTCGACCGCTAGCCGCGTCATGCTTACGGAAAGCACGAACAGCGTTAGCGGATCAATCGCGGGCGCCGCGCGGTTCGTGTCTAGATAGGCGCGATAGATAACCTGCACCGCCGTTTGTAAATCGGCGTCCGTTAACGCGCGCAGCTTCTGGGCCACCAGCCCGTTCGCGTTGTCTAACTGAATCGTGACGCGCTGTTCCGTGCTGACGTTATCGGCAGCGGTCGATACGGTAAAGCCTAACGGTTCTGCGTCAAACGTCCTAACAGGTGCCTCCGTTTGCGCCGTGAAAACGTCGCCGTAATCTGTAACCCATATCGAGCCGGGCACGCCGCCGCCCGGACCCCAGGCGAGGTGCACGAATTCCAAAACGTTAACGGCTACCGCGCGTTCGTTGCCGTGCTGCGTAAGCCAGAGCGCGAAATCGGTGTCAAAGGTCGCGGGCATGGCCTAACACTCGTGCTCAGCGATTAATTCTAAATCCCAGTTGCTAACGTACTCGTCCGCGCTAGCTAGGTCCCCTTGGTAGATATCGACGGCCGCAAGGTCTGCGCGGTAGAGGTTTTCAAACCAGGTGCTAATAAGGGCGTCGCATACGGTGTGGTCGATACGCGTCCTAATCGCGGTGGCGCTAAGTGCATAGCCGCGACCGATCGGATTAAGGTGGTAGTTAGTACTGAACGCGACAACGCGGTCGCCGCCGATCCACGGCGCGTAGAATTCGCCGTCGTAGTTTTCGATAACGTCACGATACCAGCCCTCAAATTTTGGGAATTCCTCGCGTGTCAGGAACACGGTAAAGGACCAGGACATAGGCGCAACGCGGGACTTAACCGCGAGGCGCGTAACGCCAAACAACACGTCCGCGACTTCGACGCGCGGCGGACCGGTCACGGAAAACCCGTCCGCCTGCGGCGCGGGCAGCGTGTCGGGCCACAGCGGCGGCGGCGACAACGCGCGCGGGCTTGCTTTCGGCTCCGGCATTACACGCCCCCCGAAAAGCGCGGCAAGGTCCACCGCTCTATTTCAATCATCCCGCCGACTTGCCACCGGAAGCTGTCGACGCGGACCGCCTGCCAATCGCCTAACAAGCGGGCGCGCACGCGCGGTTGTACCGTGCCCCAGGGTAGATAGATTGTGAATGAAAGCGCGCCGTCCGCGAGGTCGTAAGTAACCCATTGTTGCCACGCCATAAACCCGGCGTTGTCTACGTCGATTGCAAACGACAATTGCACGGGCGCGGACGTGTCCGCCTTGCGCGAGGAAAACGGCGCGGGCAGCGAGCCGGAAACCGTCGTCCGCATTAGGCTTTCTATCCCGACGCTATCCCGCGTCAGGCACCCGAATACACGCGTATTCCAGGCGGGGAGGGCAGCCATTAGACCCGCCGCCTAAGTCCGTAAGTTCGCTGCATGGATTGCGCGGTCGACCCGTAGCCGCTGCGCATACTGCGATTTATTCGCGACTCCGCGAGGTTCGCGCCCATCTGCGCGGCTTCCAGGATCAGTGTTAGGCGTTCGTTACTTTTTTCTACGCGCGCGGTCGCCGCGACGCCGGTCTGGTTGACTAGGGTTATATTCGGCATTGCCGACACTACGCCTAACTGCCCGCTAGCGGTTCGCTTGAGGGGCATTACCGCCTCCGGCCCCGCTTCGCCCATGACGCCCACGCCGCCGTTCGCCATCGGGAACACGGTAGGTGCGCTAACTACCCCGCCCGCCGCGAACGGCATTACACGCCCGGCGTTGAACGCGTTGCCCTTTGCAGACCATATGCCGCCTAACGAGCCCGACGGCATACCGGACGCGTTCGACGGTGACGCTTTGCCCTTGCCGATTCCTAACGCGCCTAGGCCTAGGTCGATCCAGTCTAACAACGCGGACGCGGCTTGCTTCGCCGCCATCTGCGCAAATATCTGCCCGATGCCTTGCACGACGCTGGAAAAGAATTCGCGCGCGCTCGCGGTCGCGCCGCTGAATATCCCCGTGAATGCATCCTCAAGGACGTAGCCTACGTCCTCAATCCGTTCGAACTCGTTAATAATGCTGTCGGACATGTTAGGGATCGTTTCCTTAGCCAGGGTCTCAATCGACTTTGCTAGGTCAGCCTCCGCAAACTTCTCAAAGACCTTTTGCGTGTCGTCCGCGAACTTGTCTAATGACTTGAGTCCCGCTGCGTAATTCTCGTCCCGTAGCCGGTTGATTTCCTGCTGGCGTTCCTTTGCCCTGCGCACCGCCTCTTTGTCCAGGCGTTCCTGTTCCCGCTGCCGTTCCTCGTCGCGTTTCACTTTTGCAGCGGCGTATTTTTCTTCGCGTTCCTTGCGGCTCTCCGCGTTGATACGCCACATTTCCTTTTCCTGCGCTAACCACGTGGCGTAGTCGTTTAGCCGCTGCCGTTCCGCCTTGCGCGCCGCCTTTGCTTCGTCGCTATAATTTTCGTTATCAAAAAACCCCACGTCGTTCGCCGCTTTCACCCGTTCCCAGGCGTCCGCCATTTCGTTCGCGTCCTGCGTAAATCCTTGCATGATGCTGCGCGCGGTTTTCATATCGTCCATGCCGCCGCTCAGCACGTTGAACCCAAGCCGCAGCGAATTAAACATCTGGTCGCCCGCATTCTTAGCGACCGCACCTAGCCCGCCGATTTCCTCCCCGGCCGCTGCCGCGTTGTCGCCTAACTTTTGCGCCAGCGTCACTTCGTCGGGGTCTATCAACCCGGTTTGCGTCCCCCCGCCGCCTTGCGCGATACCTTGTTTAAAAGCGCGGTACATGTTGCCAACAGACGTGGTGAAACTATCTACCGTCGTTGCCGCTTCGGTCTGCCGCCCGATTTCCTCCATTTTCAAAACGATAGCGGTTAGCTCCGGTTCGGCTAACTGCCCGGCGTTCGCCATCGCCACTAGTTCGTAAGTCGTTTTCCCTAGCGCCTCCTGGGCCGCACGTTGAAACGTGTTTGACTCCTTCAGCATCCCCACGAATTGTTTGGCCGGTAGGACGCCGCTTTGTAGCGCGAAGCTCAGCGTATCAATT